CAGCCGTTTCTACTCTTCCAAACGAACCAGTTGAAGTTGATGAGCCACTTATATTTCCACTCGCGGTTATATTACCAGTTATATTTATACTATCTGAAAAATCTATATCATCACCACCCAAACCATCACCAGATTGAAATGTTTTTGCATAAATTGTTCCACTTGCACTTATGTTTCCACTTGCGGTTATGTGTCCAATAGCTGAACCACTTGCCCATATATTACCAGAAACTTCTAAAGTAGATGTTGGATTATTAATATTTATTCCAACTCTTGAATTAGTTCTATCAATAGAAAAAGGCAAACTAGATCCTGTTGCATCAGCCACTGCGTTAGATTCTGATATTTGTAATATGGAATGGTAAACATCCCTTAAAGGTTTTCCACTTAAATCAGTCATTTCTTATTCTCCATTATCTAATTATTTATAATTCTTTATTATCTAACTATTCCTTTAATATTATCCGATGGGTTCTTCAGTTCAAATACTGCTGGTTCATATGCTGGTAATACTATACCTTTACCAGAAACGGCACTTTTACCATAAAATTTACCAAAATCATAATAATAACCATAACCACCAGTATTTGTAGTTGATGTTGAATCATCGGAATTAATTATTGTGGTATATAATGATGGTGAAAAAACCGGTATATTTGTACCAGTGGAATCAGCATTATAATCTATATCTTGAGTTAGAGTAACATAATTAACAGCTCTAACACCATCGACATCCATTAATAAATTTTCTATATCATTTGTATAAAGTATTTGTTTAAACTGCATTTTATCTATAGAATAATAATCTTTTATTTTATTAATACATTTAATTTTTATTTGATCTTTATTTTCATATGATTGACCCACCACATCAAATACAACACCAAAATTTACAATAAACCCATCATAAAATGCTACCTGATCTGTCATTAGTCTATATTTATTTAAATAATTTTTTAAATTTTGTTTAATTATATTTGGTGTTTTTATTAAATTTTTATTATTATCGTATGACAATAAATATAAATCAATCGTATATAATCTATCATCATCTGTAATATTACTATATGTCATTTCCAAAGTTTCATATAATATTTGAAAATCTTGTTTTGTTACTCCACCAACTTTATCAACATCTAATAACTTTTCTATCTCTTTTATTATTCCCAACCTTTCACCTATTTGTGTTCCTGGATCAAGTAAATCAAAGTTCTTATCAATAATCCCCTTTAAACTATCAACTAGATTGGATAATTTTTTTCTTTGTGCTGTTCTTACAGCACCAGATCTGGCACAATATACTTTTGCTATATTACCAAATCTAGCTTGCATATTTAAAGATCTGGCTTCATAATCTTCTTTTGTTACACATCTATTTTGAGTAGAAACATGAGCCATCGCCCTATGTCTTATTTCTTCTATACTTTCTCCTGGAGCGCCACCAGCTGCAGGGGTTGGGTTAGATACAGCCACATTTGATGTAGATCCATCTATAGCCGTAATGGAAGAAATCTCACTTAGTGTAAAAGATGGTGCGTTTGCCCCAACACCACCTCCAACTCTATATGTGACAGTTAAATCTGTATGAGATGGTGCTTCACCCATAGTTCCATAAGCATCACCCAATAAAGGATCTATATCGGTTTCCATATTCTCTTCACCACCTGGTAAATTTATACCAACCTGTTCTATAGCAAGGAATGTTGAATTGAAGCTATTTCCATTTTTTAGTATTCCATTACCAAAAATTAAAGATGTTTTATAATCCTCACCAATTTCAACCGTAAATCTTTTTGAAGTTTTTATATATTGTAAAGAATATGGTACTGGTGTTGTTAATACAACATCACTACCAGGAACACTATACGCTGTGTCTCTGTTACCATCTGAACTATAGTGTCTTTCTATCGGAACTTTATCTTGTGCTAAACTATCAACTTCATACCAAACATTACCATTTGAATCTTGTACTTTTAATATTTCAATTACATTTATTTCAGGTAGAGTTAATTTTTTAAATTTTGTTCCCGGACCTATATTAAATAATTTTGTTTTTGTTTCCCCAGACACAGCTCTTACTTTTCTTTTAAGTGTATAAGTTGATGGTACTCCAGTGTCAGAATCCAAGCTTTTAACAACCGGTTTTGGATCAGCTGATGAACTTATTTGAAAATCAATTACCCCCAAAGATTCAAATATAATTTTACCATCTAGATTAGAGGCTATCTTCATACCTTTATCAATTACACAACATCCTGAATTACTATAATCTGGTTCCCCATTAGTAGCGTTTACTTCAGTTGATACAAGCAAATCAACATATGCTGGAGCTACTGGATTTACTTTATATCCCTGAGCCTTTGCTAGGGTTAATATGTTTTTTCTTTCTTCACTTAAAGGTAACATCATTTCTTTGTATTGATTGTCAACATAAAAATTTAAAACATCACCAACATATGCTGATAATTCAAGTAACATCATTCCCGGTGATGTTTCATTAAAATCTTTATAAGTATTAGGAAAATACGACTTAGCATAGTTTATTAAACCAGCCTTTATGTCATTAAAATCTCTACCAATATAATTAATATTACTATTTTTTATTTTTTCTTGTTTACCATACGGCATTATTATTCTCCTCCACCCCCAATTGTTAATTCAATAGACTCCTGCGTCCCTGGATCTTGTTCTAAACTAAATGCTACTGATATTTTCAATTTACTATAAGAATCAGCAGTCATATTATCAGACATTTTAACATCTATGTACCTAATTAGAACAAATGGTAACCAATAGTTTAAACTTTCAATGATAACATCTTGAATTTGTGCAACCATTTCTTCTGAAAATGGTTCAAATAAAAATCTTTTTAACCTACATCCCAAATTAGGTTGAAAAACTCTCTCACCCCTTTCGGTGTTTAGAATGTTCTGCACATTTACTTTTACGGCTTCAAGAGTAGTTTGAGTTGAAGCCTCTTGACCATTATCTAATATTATTGGTAAGGTAAGTCCAATAGATACTTGTTCATCCATATCGTTTATATACCATCTATCCGTTACTTTATCCACAAATGCCATTTATTATGCTCCGGTTTATTGTTGTTTCTTTTTATCTATAGCGTTCATTACAGCCCTATAATCCTTCTTTAAAAAATCTGGTGTCTGCCCATCAACAGATACAGTTTTATCTGGATTACCATTCATTAAATCTGAATAAGAACCACCCACCAATTCGTTCATTCGTTCAGAAGTAAATTTTTCTTCACCCATTGTTTCCCACCCATCAGCAACAGTTTCATTTAATACTTCATTTAAAACTGGGTTTTTGGAAAGGTTTTGTTTCTTTGGTGGTGTTTTTCCAACAACCTCATTTGTTGGTTGTTTTAATTCACCAATTATCTCTTTAAGTCCTATTCGAATTTCTTCTCTTACAACTTCTCTTATTGCCATTTTTAATTGACTCATTTTCATAACTTATGTTCTCCTATTTATTAATTGTTAATTAATATTGGGCAGCGCCCATCAAAACTTATAAATTGTTTTCTTGTAAATGTACCATTACAAAATTCGATTAGATAACCAGATTGTTCTTGACTACAATCTACTGTCACATCAGCATAACAATAACCAGGGTCTCCATATGCATAAGGTTGATTATCAAAAACATAATCGTCTTCGGATAGTGTTGGTTGTTCCTCTTCACCATCATTTCCACTACCATCTGTTGTTCCATCTGTTGTTCCATTTGTTGTACTGTCATCTTTTCTCAATTCTTTTAAAGATTTTTTATATATATTTTCTGTATTTGAGTTTTTTAAATTCTCATATTTTTCACCAAGTTCATTATACTTAATTTTTCCTCCAGGAGGAATATCAGTTATACCATCATCTAAATTTGGTGCATCATCATCAACAGAATCTTGATCATCCACATTTAATTGTTGTTTAGCAACGCTCGTTACATCACTATAAAATCCATATCGTTTCCCACCAGTTGCAACCGCACCTTGGATTGTTACATCATCATTTAGGTTCATTAAACTTGTTATAATATTTTCATTTAATTGAACAGATGATAATCCACCAAGATCAGATTTAATATCACTACACCCAATTTTAAGTTTAATACACTCTTCTGAATTTGGTGTTTCGCTTTTGTCACATTCTCTTAATTTTGTAAGGCACTCATTATATGATGATAACTTTTCCTTACCATCAAAATTCCCACCAGCAGTTAAACAGTCTTCTGGTGATAATTTTACAACTTTACCATCTGGTAGCGTACATTCAACTAAATTTGTATCTTTTTTTATAGCTGGTGCTTGGGGTGCCATGGCAAAATCTTTTGCACTTTTAGAAAGAGTATTATCAATATTTTCTTTAGCTTTATCTTGTTTCTTAAAAAACATCATTAATAACTCATAAATCATTTTTATAATAGCATATATTTGTAAAACATCTTTTAAAACAGATACTACCTTAAACAATTGTTCTTTTAAATCTTTCATTATAGCTCTACACCAAATCAATATTTCATTAATAACGATTTTGTATCCATCGAAGCTAACACCAACACCTAAAGCATTAACAATAGATGGTATCAGACCTAATATTTTAGTAACAACATAAATAATAGTTATAGCTATAATAACAGCTATTACACCAACAGCAGCAGCCACTAAAACAACAATAACAGCATTTATTCCAGCAATTATAGTGTTCAATATTCTAACCACATCATTTATATACGGAAGCGCTTCTTCCATAAGTGCTGCTAGAGCTCCACTCATAATAGCAACTATCAAAGCTAATAATTCAATACGACATTGTTCTATAAGTTTTTCAGCTGTATCTTTTATTAGTTGTTTAATTATAGCTTTTATATCCGGAATTCCAGGTAATGTGGGCATCATAATTTTACTTATAGCTTGGGCATTTGTATTCAGATCCATCACCTTCTGAATAAGATCTGTACTTTGTATTTCCGTTAGTGGTAATATAGAGTATTGTATTGACATTTTTTAAATTATTTTTCCTATTTTTTTATATCTACCGAATCACTTAATATTGAATCTCTTAAATTTTTAGCAGAATTATTATGCATAATTTCCACACTACCACTGGATCCTTTTTTAGTTTCACCCAACATATCATCCATAGCTCTTTGAACTCTATTAAGTATATCAATAGATCCCCCCATTTCACCACGTCCTTCTATAGCTTCTGAAGTAGCATATGCTAAACTTTTAATTTCTTTAATTAACATTACCAATTGTATTAGTAAACCATCACCCAACACAGCGCTGCTCATTTGATCGCCATTGGCTGGATTCCCCAATAAGATAGATACTCTTGGATCACCATCATCATCAAATGGTCTATTTTCTTTTCTACCATCTATAATTATAGTATCGGTAGCATCAAGGTGTATAACAGGGGTTTCCTGTACAATCATACTTTCAGCCGCTTCTACTAAAATATTTCTAC